GGAGCGTCGTCGTATGGCTCAGGCAAGTCATGAGTATCTCATCGAGCAGACTCAGTTTAATGAAGATAAGGGTATCCGAGGAGCAAATAACCGTATTGATCTGACCTTTAACCACCCCGTAAAGGAACTCATTTGGGTTGTTCAGCCGGCAGGATATACAGACTGTCGGGTTGCAGCCAACAATACCCGGCCATATGCATATACTACCTATGTTGGTGATTACTCTAATGAACTGCAAGACAGTACTTCGGGGTCAGGAGTAAATGCAAGATTCAATTTTAAGTTTAATAAGGATGGTAGTGTAGATGTTGATCTTAGAGTCCCCGGCTCTGGATATGTAGTTGGTGACACTCTAACATTTAACACGGGCAACTTTGGAAGTTATGCAGCTACAGCTTTTGTTTTGACTGTTAACACAGTAACTTCTGGAGCTATTACTAGTTTTACTGTAACTTCTGGCACACAACAACAAGTTGCAGTAACTCGTCTACAGCCTTTCACATATGACGTAGACCCTGTATTTGAGCAGTGGCTTCAGATCAATGGTCAGGATCGCCTTGATCGTCGTTATGGTGATTATTTCAGTAGGGTTCAACCTTACCAGCATCACACTGGGGCTCTATTTATCGGCTCTGCTCTTGATGGCGAGGGCAGTGGTGGCGTCTACATGTATTCATTTGCTCTGCGTCCAGAGGAGCACCAGCCTTCTGGCACGTGTAACTTCTCACGCATTGATACAGCCACGATTGTAATGAATATGGCAGGCACTTCTGGGGAGCCTGGATTTGGTCCAAATGTAACTGATGAAGGTGATTGGAACGTCCGTGTATATGCAGTCAACTATAACGTCCTACGTGTGATGTCCGGTATGGGTGGTCTAGCATACAGCAATTAAAAATGGTGTCATTCCACCTATATCCTTCTCAGGTACTCCACAACGTCAGCTTTTCCACGCAGACATGCAAGATCATAACCACTTGCTCCTGTTAGGAGACTTTCTGGAGAACCCTTACAAACAAACTTTGTGCTTGCTCCCTGGTTCACCAGAAGTTTAACTACCTCCAAGTGCCCGCCTAGGCAGGCTAACATGAAGGGGGTCATACCATTGCTGATAACTCTTGCATTAATGTCTACGTACACGCTGTCGATCAACAATGAGGCCACTCTTATGTGGCCCCATTGGCATGCTATCATCAAAGCAGAAACGTTGTCATCCACTCGCTTGTCTGGGTCTGCATTTAGCCCCCAAACTAAGCGTCCAGCCATCTCGTAGTCTCCTACCTGGCTAGCCCACATCAATGCAGTATGTCCCTCCGAAGATAGGACATCTGGATGTACGCCACACTTTTCTACAAAGGAAGTCGCTTTCACTCTGTCGCCTTTTTCAACAGCGTCGAAGAAGGCGGATACATAATCTGGCGAAGTCATTTTCGCCAGGGTTCTTTCTTCAAGTTTCTGTAAACTTAGATTACGTTTTTAATCACCAACTCATCACGATATCATCCATACGACACTGGCCATCGGCATCATCCTTCTTTTCTTCTTGCTCAACAAGGGCATTTGCGTGTGCAAGTTCTGAAGTGAATAAGTCGTGTTCCTCATGCCCCTCAGGCATCCGAGATTCGTCTACTAGAATATCCACAAATCCAGTACCACAAGGGGGCTTCTGACCAAACATGATGTTTGCTGAGACGCCACGCATAGTATCAAACTCACCAGCCACTGCAGCATCGAACAAGATCTTGGATGTCATCTCAAAAGATGACTTAGCTAGAACACCATTTTCCAACTTGTTCATACCAAACCGGTCAATAGCAATCAAGTAGCCATGGTAAGTCATGGCATCAACCAGCAAGCACGGGTGACGGTAATTGATACTGTCGGCACCAAACACTGCCATCATCTCCTCGTAGAGTGCCATACGCGCTGCTTCAATGCCGAATACATTTAGAATTTCATGTATATCGTTTGAGAAAGTACGTGATGGATCCACGTTAGGAAACACGAACAGATCAAGCAGATTAGCTCCCTCGGAGTCCAGAACCCACTGGGACTGAGGAACAAACCCACCAACACGCTCATCGAAGCTCAACTCACCTAGCTTCTCACGAGGAAATACACGTCCAATACCATCAATACCAGTCAGCGTAGTGTCCAATAGTTTGTCCTCAATAAACCTTAAAGACAGTGCATTCTTTACCACGTCATTTCCGAACGTGATACGCATTACCAACTTTCCTGTCGTATTTGTATCAGGGTGAACACACTCGAATACTCTCAGAACTTTATTGCTTTCAATCTTTGTACGAATTTTAGTCATATCCAGGATGTTTCGTGAAAGCATCTGATTGGGGTCCAGCTCAAGTCGGATAATCCAAGGCGATACACAGTTCTGTCCATGACTGATACTGAATTTCTCATAAGAGAGAAGAATATCCCTGTCTTCCTGAACAATCGTATTTGATGACAGTGGATTTGGGTCGTAGTAGATCCTGACCGACTTGGTAATGTCGCGTAGAGTTGTTTTCTGAATTTCCTTCATGCTTGAGATAGAACCCTGATGGTCTGACATGTTTGGCATCAGATAGATTACGTTGGATGGATTCTTAGGGTTCTGGGATACACTCAACAGTTCTTGAATGCGAGGAACGCCTTGGGTTGCATTCGCTTTGATGGTACCAGCTTGATGGAAAGTATTCAGTGTTAGCTGGGTTGTTGGTTCACCGATTGATTGTGCAGCCAGAGGACCTACCATCTCCCCAGGATGTATAAGTGCCTTCTTGTATTTGTACTTGATATCACGAATCAACTCATCAAATAATGCAACTGTAAACCGGTTCACAATAATTGACTTCTTGGGAGCAAGATTAAACCGTAGTAAGCAGTGAAACAAGTAGTTATCTGCCATATAAGGAGTCTTACAGAGTTTGTCAAGTTCATCAACAACGTATTCTGGCGTCAAATCAGTCTTTACCAGGTAGTTATTGCGATATTTATCTATGAGACGCTGAAGATGAACAGGTGCCCTGACATCAGTCTTATTTGTATATCGGATCACGCGCTTTACGAACATATCACGGTCATTAAGAATCTGGTCAACCATATCATTCGGCGAGTTTCCAGTGTCTGGAGATACAGCCTTGAAATCATCCTTTGTAGCGGCAAACCGAGCGTACACTTGTTCCATGGTTAGAACACCGAGATCACAATCTTGCTTCTCAATGCCAGTGGCGTCAATACCATCCTCGCCATATAGGAACTGAACAATCGAACCATTAATATCTCGTACAGTTCCATCCTGCTCTACGTGAATATCTTCCATGAGCTTTACTAGTCGACGCTGAATGTAACCAGTATCTGATGTCTTAACGGCAGTGTCAATCAAACCTTCACGTCCACCCATGGCGTGGAAGAAGAACTCTGCAGGACGGATACCAGCAATGAATGAATTTTCAACAAAGCCACGTGACTCCAGGCCATCGTCAAACTTTGCAAAATGAGGAAGAGTGCGGTTGTCCATCGTGTACTTGATACGAGCACCATCAACATATTGCTGTCCTAGAAAAGCAATCATCTGGGTAATGTTTACAGCTGCAGTACCTTTTGCATTGGCTCCTTTGTCTGACATAATAATCATGCGGTTTGTTCCTGGAAGGTCATCTACTACAGTTGTAGTACCCTTGCTGTTCATATCACCTATAGCTGCACGAATGTTGTTCTCAAGCTCTTCACCATCGGCACGTCCTGAAAGGTTCAGAAAACGACCTGCATGTACTGATGATAGAACATCGGAAATCTTCTGCTTGCTATCTGAAATAGCCTTATCAATGGCTTGGTATGCCTCTATAGAAGCGATAAGATCCGAAGGACCTGTAGAGAAACCAGAAAGTAGATTGTACTTGGTTACAACGTTCTGAAGAGAGTTGATGAAAGCTCCACACTGGACTGGACCAAACTCATTATAAATTGAATGAACAACACCCCTGGATGCTCCCTTGAGGGCACCATCATTCAGAACTCCCTTCACAAGTTTACCATTTTCAATTGTTACATTGCCTTTTAGATTCATGAGGGGAAAGGCATGAGATACTACATCTGTGCCAGACATAGGAAGATCCATACGCTTGAAGTCTGAAATTGACCTCGGGGTACGGGCCAGGATGTTCATAGCAATGTGCTCTGGGATGATTACATTGGGCTGTGAGATGCGGTAAGAACCAGTCAGAGTGTCCTGGAATACAGAGATAATTGGCTGGCAAGTACGAGGTGATATAATCTGACGAAGCAGAGTGGCAATGACCCGTAATTCTGTTGCTGCTGCAATGCTCTGAGGCACGTGCATATTCATCTCGTCACCATCAAAATCTGCATTGTATGGCTTGGTAGCTGATACGTTCAGACGGAAGGTTGAGTAAGGCAGAACACGGACACGGTGACACATCATGGATGCCTTGTGAAGAGATGGCTGCCGATTGAAAAGCACAACATCCCCGTCTACCAGGTGACGATGAACAATATCACCTTCCTGGATGTCTAGGTCACGATTGACGAACCCCAGACGAAATGCCTTTCCTTCATCCTTCTTGAAGACGTTCTTGGCTCCAGGATACTTGTCTGGACCATTCTTGATTGCAGCCATAAGCCTATCACGATTGTACGACGTTACAACTTCTGGAAATGTCAAGTTCATTGCTATTTCCTCTGGGACACCAAGCTCATCTACGTCGATGTTTGGGTCTGGAGTAATAACAGAACGGGCTGAGAAGTCAACACGTTTGCCCATCAAGTTACCACGCACGCGACCTGTCTTGGCACCCAGACGAGACTTGAGAGTCTTGCGAGGGCGTCCTGAACGGTCTGCAGTTGGTGGAAGACCCTTGATGTCATTATCAACATAAGTAGCAACATCAAACTGAAGAAACTCAGTAAGCTTATCAATCATGTCTGCATTTTCTCCTTTGTCAATCTTCTCACGAAGCTTGTTGTTTTGACGAACAATATCAATAAGTTTGTGGGTCAGGTCATCTTCCATGCGCTGGTTATCGTCCATCACTACTGACGGGCGAACCGTCAATGGCGGTACGGCCAGAACCGTACATATCATCCAATCCGGACGAGAGAACTTAGGGTTAAATCCAATCATCGTCACGTGATCATCTGTAATGCGCTGAAAACAGCGGAGTACAAGTTCTGGCTGAAGAGGAATTGGTTCTGCTTCCTCATCGTATGTGTGCGCCTGAAGAGCCGCTACAGAGTTCTCAATCTTTGAGACCTTAGCGATGGTACGAGCTCCACAGTGTGCACATGCCCGAGATTCCTTAAGGGAATGAGTCTTAAAATGTTTTGTCTTTTCGCGTACCAGATCGAAACGCTCCACTCCTTTTGCAAGTTTACCGATCTGTTCAAGTTCCTCGTCTGGTAGATAAGGATTGGAGCATGATAAACAAACAACTACTAGGAGCTTTTGAACTACATCAATGAATTGATATAGATATACTGGTCGTGAAAGACGAATATGACCGAAATGGCCTGGGCAGAGCAGGTTTGTCTGCTTACATGTGGCACAAATCTTTCCATGGTCAGTTACACCGAATCGTGAATCAAAGACACCACCAGGAACGGGTAGACCGCTCTGGTAAGTCTTGTCAGTTTTTACTTCAACAACACTGCGTGACGTGATGTCATCAGGGTTGGCGATGCCGAATTGAACTCCAATAATAGTGTCACCCATTCTTTATAATAATGTGATAGTCTTTAGATGGATTCGTTTTTCTTAGACGCTGATCAGCATATTTACAGGAGCGAATAGATAGGGCAGAACTTTGAAGTGATATAGTACGACCGTAACTAGAATACTTGCTAGGAAGGTTAATACCATATCGGTAGTACTTGGCATAAACATATTGTGCCACCCAGGTTGGGCGATTCCTAATAAGTCAAGCACGATACGCACTAGCCTGCTTACCATCATTAGATAAATGAAGTAATAGACTATTAGGAGAGGAAATGCAATGTAAGTATAGTATAGAAATCTCCAAAGAAACCCAACATCACTTGTTGCATGCTTGGATGCAAGCATTTCAAGAATAAAACCACCCTTAGCCATTTATATTTACTTATAGATTTTTCTTAATTTGAGGGTGAGTTCGAAAAACTTATCATCTTTAAGAAGTTCCCGGACAGATTCCTCTGGAAATTTGATATCTTCGATAAGTTTGTCATAATCTGGCCCAAGTCGTTGTTCAAATTTACGCATGTCCTTAATCTTTCGAGTAACCATTGCTTGGAAAATTGATTTGGCCATTTCTTGAAATTGTTTGGGATTCTCTTGGTCTGCTTCCATGGTTCGGACTAAAACATTCCACTCCTCCATTTATAAATGAAACTGAAAACTATACGCCGTTCTCACCGCCCAGAGAAGAAATGGGATGCCTTATTTGAAACTGACAAGGGTAAAGAGAAGGTTGTATCATTTGGTGCTGCTGGGATGTCTGACTATACAAAGCATAAAGACAAGACACGTAGAGCTCGGTATCTCAAGCGCCACGGAAATATGGGAGAATCGTGGAATAAGCCCGATACACCCGGTGCTTTATCCAGATGGGTACTTTGGAACAAACCGAGCTTCAGAGCAAGTGTATCTGATTTCAAGAAGCGATTTAAGTTGTAAAACGGAATTGTGATATATACTGATTTGAGATAGAAAAGATGGGCTGTTTTCAGAGCAAGGTAATTGCAGAGTTTGAAGTACCAAGGAGAATAAGACGAGTGGGGCCTAGTTTCACAATTTATGGCGAGGGTGGTTCTATCACTTATGGCCAAGGCGTTACTTATTCGTCAAGCGGAAACCCGCGCCCAGATGACTAGGGCTCCCTTTTTAAAAACGGATATAAAAAAGACAGAGAACTACATCAACATGTTTATAATGGCAGGCCACATCAGGAGTCATAATCGCTTCATGGAAATACTTGACGCGACTATGCCGATAGCCGACGGCATGCCAGATTATAAAGAACCATTCGCGTTGCCTGCAGAGCATGAGCTCAACACGGCATTTGTGGAGCCTGACCCAGAAGAGGGTCAAGGATATAATTGGTGGACAGAGTCACCAAAGCCAGAGGAGCTTAAACCCTACGTACCAGAACACGATCCATCTGTACGCACCGCCGCTCTTATTGAGCAGGCAAAAGCCAAGCTTGAAGCGGTAGCGCTTAAGCTCACAGCTTACAGTGAAAAGATTGTCACACCGAGTTGTCATAAGTCCAAGGCTCAAAAGAGAAAAAGGTTGGACTTACTAGAAGACGAGTTTGAGGGAGCAAAGAGAAATTTGAAGCTTCTTTGTGGTGGATTTCAATAAGCCTACGGGTCATTTTTTTTCAAAACGGAACTATTTTTTTACAGTTTAATATTAGAAAAATGTCTCAACTCTTACGATTTCGAATTGGGTGGAGACATAGACTTACAGGCGTAATTGGCGGAGGTCACTTCATATTTGACAACGAAAATGTTGCCTGGGAATATGCAGCTCTTTGTGATATAAAATATCCAGAGCTTGAACACTGGGCTGAGAGACAAAATTAGATATCTGAATAGCCTAACATGGCAATGTTTTTATCCAGTAGCTCTCTCCACGTGAGTGTATATTGTGAATCCTTGTATAACTTCATTATGTGATTGAATGAATGCACATAACATAATGCAGTTGAACCAATGACTAAAGGAAGAACCCAGTTCATTTTTAAATAGAGATACTTAAAGGAACATGGCAAAACGCGGATGCTTAAATCTGTAATGTGTCCACCATTGACTCTTTCCAAATAGAAAGTCTTCAAATGTACTGCGAAATCTGCTCCCCGTTCCACCATCCGTATATTTCAGTAGTGCCCCCACGTGACTGGCTCCTAATGATTTAGATACTTCATTTGCTGCCGTCTTACATTGACTCACTGTACTCAGATAATATTTCTTATTCTCATGAAGTTTTAGTTCTTTTGCTCTGTTAGTTATCCATTCTTTTGCCTCTGCCCTTAGCTGTTTAATTACACCGGAATACTCTTCTTTTGCTTGTAGTGCCTCTTCTTTTGCAGTCCTGAATTGAACAGACCGTTTTATTTCACCCAGAAGTTTTTTAGATCTCGCTACCTCTGTTAATTTTTGGTCAGCTGTCTTATGTTTGTTACAGCAAGGACACTTTGATTCTGTTTTGGTTAAAAACAGAACGATACACTTGGTATGAAACGCGTGACCACACTCAAGTTTGAAGCACGTGCTTGTTCCTTCTGTCTCACTGTTGTACTCCGACATATCCATGTCTTCGAAGCATATTGGGCATGTCATTTGGTTAAAAACATAATTTGACTTTAAACTGTTAAAAGTCTAGAATGGGTCAAGCGATATGTTCGTTTCCTGTCACGATTCTTAGTATATCCTGTCCCAACTTTCTTACAAGTCTTTCCCTTGTATGTTTTTTTAGTACAACCTGATTTGTAATAAGCTAGTTGCTGACTAATTGACTGTATAGATTTTTGTGGTTTCATCTTAGAGAACATAGAATGTACTGAAAATAAGTAGTCAGATCTTGAATTAAACCAAGGGATATGAATATGTTTGCGAAATTCAGGAAATGGAAATGATGCTTTCAAAAGTACCCAAAAAGTTTCATGATGTTTGACATTTTGCTCTTCTGGATCAAAGTTGTAAGCGATGCTGTAAAGGAAATCTCGGCCAGGTATTTCAGTTGGCTTGCTATCCAAAATGTCCTTGTACCGTTTCTGGATTTCTTGAAATGGCGGAGCAGACACTGGTAGCAGACACTTAGGATCTTCTTCGTGTTGTTTAATTAGCTTATTGTTAACCTTATTGTGGAACTCGTACAACCACTTTTGTAGATTGCCTGATGGTGGATCTTGTTTACGAAACTTCTGAGCAGATGCTCGGCAGTATTTACAAGGAAGTATAAAGGGCATAATATCGAGAGTTCCTTTTGCGTAGAGTCCGCCCTCTTCAGCTATTAAGTGAAGTAATTGCCAACCAGAGGGTCCCCAGAATGAGACATCCATTATTCTTTTGTGTGAAAAGAGTTAAATGGCTGGCGTTGAGAATCAGGTACTTATCTTTGCTTTGGCATTTCACTTGGGTACGATATTGAGTAGCTTCTTTAACGCGATAACTCGTGATTTAGTACTCCCCTTGCTGTCTCCTCTGGCATCTGTCGAGGATGGAGTTTCTAAATTAGTTATACAGATTGGAACCATGAAGTTTAATGTTGGAGATGCAATTGTCCAGACGATGAACCTTCTTATTGCTATTGGTGTTGTCTATTTTACACTTCCGTATATCAAGGAATATATTCCTATTGCTGGTCGTCGTTAAAAATCTTCCGATAAAGTAAATGGTCCGTCACCACAAGAAAACCAAGAAGCATTCCAGACGTCGTAGACATCGTGGAGGTGGCGAGTGGTTAAAGCCTTGGACGTGGGGTACACGAACTCCTGCCCCAGGTCAGACCTTAGAGCTACCCCCTGTAAAAATGCCTGAAGCAGCAGCTAAAGCAACAGCTCCTGTAGTTAATGAAACACTTGGTACTCCCAAAGAGCAAGCTTCAGCACTTGGTGTAACACCCGCTCCTCCTTCTGCTCCTGCCGGTGTGTTAGGTGGTGGTCGTCGCAGACGCAAGACCCGTCGTAGACATTAGTCCGTCATCCGAAAATTAGTCCAACCACCACCAGGATACTTACCATACTTCTCTGTGACTCGCTTAACTAGGTCAGACACAGATAATACATTCTCATTCTGAAGCTTCCACTGCTTGAAGACAGATTGAAGCTGGGTCTTGAGCACAGGTTGGACCTCGTCGCCATCCTTGAACTCCTCCGTCTTCTCTGAGAGAAACCGAGCAATACCATCTGTGTCATTTCTGTACTCAGTTGTGTACTCCAAAACCTTGCCAGGAGTTGGGAGTTTGTGAAACCCATTGCCTTCCTTGAGTGTCGTAACAAGGAAGTTCAGGAATGGTGTTGCCCAGGCTGTTGATGTAACAGAATGCTGAATTGTTTCATCAATTGGGTAATGGTGGGGTTCGCATGGCTTGTCTACAAACTTGGAAGTATAGTTGACAACAACCAGACGACGCCAAGTACCGCCATCTGTAGTATTGATCTCAGGTTTCTCATTACATGCTAGATGAAACTTAGCCTGGACCTCAAACTCGCAACCAGACTTGAATAGATCACGAGCATACATCTTCTCGCATGATGAAATTTCCTTCATCAAGCCAGTATTCAGGGCAATCTTTTCATCTGGTTCTTGCATAGTTACGAAACGCCTGCCTTTGAGACGGATAACCTCTGGCGCCGCCGCCCCTGACTTACCACGCTTCTGGGTGAAGAGCGAAATAGGAACAACGGCAGCATAATCGCCCAGTGCCTTGGACACCAGATTCATCAACATGGATTTGCCGTTAGAGCCAGAACCAGTCAGAATATGAAACTTCTGAGCCTTGTTACCGCCGAGCAAGCAAGTTGCCAAGTGCTGCATGAAATATAGACGAACTTCAGGATCAGGCAGAACCTGGTTAATAAAGGACTGGATCATAGGCCATTCGGGATACTCGTGGTAGTTCCTATCTGGGTCATAATCAATCTCAGTACTGAAGGAGATGTAATCTTCTGGGAGACCATTGCGGAATATAAATTTGCCATCTGTCATATCCAGAACACCATTGTTGAATGCAATGAGTTCCTTGTTTGAGTCAACCTTCTTAGCAAATTGCTGGTCAAAGAACAGCTCGCGACATTCCTTCATGACGTTATTTTTGAATGTAGTTGTCTTGAGCTTAGTGTACATCTTCATGAAGCTGGTACGTTGGTTCTCCCGCTGGCAGTAATCGCAGACACCACAATCTCCCTTGCCTTCTGTGGTACAGCTCTTGCCCTCCAGCTCAAGTCCCATACGGTTCGCGCGCTTGAAGAATTCTTGAGCAATCTCTTTGGAAAGCTTTAGCTGAAGGTCGATACCGCAATCAGTCTCTGCCCAGATATGACCAGACCAACGATACCAAACATTCTTTCCAAAATCGGCACACTTATAAGAATCCCGGAATTTGGCATAGATAAGAGATGCCACGTCATGCTCTGTACCTGAACATGCAGTTACAATAAGACGCTCCACGTTTCTGGATTCAATGTCAACATAACCGTCAAAGTTATCTGTGCGAGACCAATACCGAAGAGTACCCAACCCTACGCGGTCTCCATCGTTGCGGAACGTCATGCCATTCCACTTCTGAATACAGTCAGCCTCATTGAACTTTTCCTCAAACTGGGCACTGAAGTCCAGAAATACATCAAGCAGGTCAGGATGAATGTTATGAAGACATAATCCAACCTGAAGCCACTCATTGTAACCAGTTGCTCTCTCAATCTTGAGATTCATGACGTGGTCTTTGAGGAAGTCCTTTTCCTCTGCTTCAAGAGGCCGTATAATTCGTCCAGCAGGAGATGATGCCCGTGAACCTGGTTTTTCACTCCGAGAAGCTGGGCGCCCTCTTGCTGGAGTGACTGCACGTCCACCAGAGATACGAACCTCTGGAATACCACAATATGTTGTTTTACCTTTTTCTGTCATTGGGGTCTCATCTTCCTCCTGACGGCGAATAGAGAGCCTACGAATCAAAGCAGGTGTCACTGCAGGGATAGCTGTATTTACGGAAACAGTACCACTCTCATAGTTGACGATATACTTGGTCTCATAAGGGCGAGAGTTATCATCTCCTTTGCGTGAACCATAAAGCATCCAGTTAACTGAGCGTTTGACAACTGCTTCATCGTATACCTTGTCCCAGGTCTCTGTTAGAGGGAGGTCTGGAAAGAATGATCCAACTGTCTTCAACAAGTTACGGCGAACAGATTGTTCGACCATAGAAGTTGTACAGACACCAGGAACTACCATATGGATTCCGGATTTCATGCGGTTGCCCTTCACGTCGAGTGTAGGCTTCCGCTTTTCCATGACATAAATTTCAACTTTAGACGGAAGCTGTAGATATTCGGCAACGGCGTCCATGTATGCTTTGCAGAAGGATACGACTTGCTCACGAGTATGTTGGTGGCTTGTGATATCAGGTTTGTAGATAAAGTCAAAGTCTACACGAAGGGAGCCAATTTGAGTATTCTTCTCTACTAGGTGAACATGGTCACCATCTAGAATAGATTCAGTATATAGGTCATAAAAGCGATCCAGGTCCTCATCTTTGATGAAGAACTTACCACCTTTTAGTCCAGTATGCGTGAATACGCTATCCGACTTGTTTGCAGCAAGAAACTCACGTAGAGTCATTCGATTAGCCATTCGTATTTGAGGTCGAGACAATTAGTTCCAGGGGCGTCCGTTTTTAACGCAGTAAAAAATGTGTGAGATCATGTAATCTTGTAGATGATAGATCATTCAAATGAATCATCTTCTGAGTCCAAGTCTTCGTCGCTATCATTTTCGGTGCCGGCAGTTACGCCATTAAACACGTTCTCATATCCTAGTTTCCACCTTGCAGAAGACCAGCTTCGTGCAGTTGACATATTATTTTGAAGAATACCCTTGAGAACCCAGCTATTATTGCGATATCTGACCAGGAAGTTTACCCAGCCTACACGTAGACGGGACCACTCATCTGGTAGCGTTTTGAGAGAGGCAATGATATATCCGGTGAAGTTGCCTGCCGGCCACTGTTTGTTCAGGATACGTTTGCCCCCCATGGTCACATGAAGATTTGTATCTTCGTAAATTGAAAACAACATTTCCAACGTACGTTTAGTTTCGCGTTCATCGATTTGGGAGAGAAGAATTGGGCGAAGATCATTGTATTTTTTACTAATGCAGTCTGGACCATGTGCACATCCTGCAATGATTGCAGTTGCATTAACCAAGTCGTCAAACCGTTTATCTTTCGCCGGGTCTCCTACAGTGCGAGGCCCCCAGATTGCCGTAGCCCTTTCATAGTAGCCTTGTCCAGGCGTCAGAAGGGTTTTGATGGTGTAATCGACGAGAGTTGTATAAGACAGTGCATGAAGGCGTTCTCCTACGTTTAGGGGAGTGCCGTTCTGAAAACGGTCAAATATCTCAATGCGTTGCTGGCTAGTTGCATTTGAATAAACAATCACAGCTAGGCGCGTCTCTTTCAGACGTTCCTTATCGGCTGCAGATAGCTCTGAGAACTTAACCGCTGGGATTACGCCCTCCTCTGATGTACAATCAAGGTCATCATCCATATACTTGATAATTGTGCGAAGCCGTTGGCTTCCATCTTCTAGAGAAAGAGGCTGGCGCCGCTCCTCGTAAACAAGTAGCGAAGGACACGGCATGCCTTTTAGGAGCGAATCAATGAATAGTCTACTAACTTTGGTTGACCAGACATAGTTTCGTTGATGCTCTGGGATAATAATATCTCCGGAAGTAAGCTTAGAGGCCAAAGTAGATACAGACATCATCCGTACATCCCATGTAGTCGTAGCCATTTTGAGTTGTATTTTTTAAGATTATTTTAGACATAATCCGTTTTTAGAGGAGAATAAAAATGGATTTGTGTGAACTGTTTCATAAGTTAAAAAGATGACAAAAAAGGATAATGATAAAAATGGGAGAGAGGCGGAACATGTAAACCAAGAAAAGATTAGAGAAATCATTCAGAACCGGCTGGGTATACTACGAGAGTTTACAAGGGCAGGAGGTCGCGGAAATAACTTTGATTATACTGCATCTCTTGAAGACGGCAGTGTGTGGAAAGGAGAACTAAAAACATCGGAGAAGAAACTTACTGAACTCCACCAGCTTCCGCAGTTCTTAGAAGTATCTGCAAAGACACATGAGATTATCCCTGGGTTTATTTCATTCTGCTTTAGAACCATGGTACAAACTCTTCGGTCACTATGCCCAGATATTCCCGACATAAAGGAAGAAGACTACTGTAGGCTTATTACAAGGGTTAAGCATACATGTCATCCCTTCTTTACATTTCTTTACAATCATAAAAAGAATGATACAGCTTTTGCAAAAGAACTGTCTCGCTTAGGAAACTTGGCGATAACTGAGTTTATTTCTGTAAATAAAGCGGTAGTAAATACTGGGTTAATCCAGACAGATTTGAACACACAAAATAGAAAAATATTTGTACTTATGTGTAGGCCTTCTGAGAGTTTTAGCGTTAGAAGTTTCTCTGACAAAGATTTGCAGTTTGACTCTATAACTGAGGTTCTCAATAACAAAATATTGTTCAAAGCAAAAAGCGGTATGAAATATACTTTAACTTTGCGTTGGGCAAATGATATTGGAATCTTGAATCCATCTTGGAAGTTCAAGGTAGCCAAATAGGAAGACAACTTTCCAGTTCAGTCTTTGATAATGCACCATTCCCAACAAAGTACTTAATAAACAATCCCGTATTCTCGCTTTTTAGACTCTGAAGAACTTTGTCTATATGTTCATCGGGTCCTCTGATAACATTCACGTGATTTTCTGCATAGTATTTTGGATAATCGACGAGGACACAATTTAACGAGTATGTGTTGCCGTATCCACGATTGATTAGTATTGACTTTCCAGAAAGCGGTAACTTTTTAAAGCCGTTAATATACTGTTTCTTTTCTCCTGTCATTTCTGGAAACTTCATTACACCATCCTTGAAGTTTAAACTATGAATCAATAAAATTCCCTCGTCTGAAACCTTATCTTTTTCTTGATTCCATACAACTTCTCCGGTTTTTACAGTAAACCCGAGCTGTTTCAAGGTACATGAATCTTTCAGTAATTTGTTTAGTTCTTTCCAATAGGGAGTCAAATAGTAGTTATCGTTACGAATGATAAACATAGAATTATTGCCTTTTTTAAGTTTCAGAAGCAGAAGAAATGTATCTTGCTGAGTTTCGATATACTTTCCTTCAAGAGATTCAACTTCAAGAACGGTTGTATTTTCGAATAGGTGTCGTCGCATTTTTTCGTAATATGAACAATTGTAAAATGCAGTTGGAAGCACAAAGGCAAGATGTCCTCCTGGATTCAGATGTTTAGTGACTGAGTTCCAGATAAACTGTACAAACAAATTTGGTCTGGAACTTTGGCAAATCTTTGTGTCTTCTGTTTGTGCTATCACAACAAACGGAGGATTTCCAATGATCAAGTCGTGTTTTCCTTCGTATTCCATAAAATCAATGTTGTGTAAATTTGGATAGTTCACGGAATCGTATAGCACTTTACACTTTTCTACCCCAGTTATCTTAGCTTTAGGGTATTCTGAATACAAATCGGTAAGAAATTCCCCACTACCAAATGATGGCTCTAGGATATTTTTTGGGTTAATCCTGTGCCTCTTGAGAAGTTCAAATATTCTACTTCTTGCAGTTTTTGGAGTAAAGTAAATACCGTTATCTTTCTTCTCTACCTTTGTCAACGATTTTGTAAGTTCAATTGACTTAGTAGTAAATTCCATAGTTGATACTCTTGTATATGAATGATTCATGTCCGTTTTCAACTAAAACGAATCTACATAAAGATAACATAAGGATAACAAAATGAAGTTCTGTCCAGTCTGTCGTAACATGCTGTATGGCATTGATGAATCTACGAATGAAGAAGGAACCAAGTTTGCAGTTCTTTCTTGTCGCAAGTGTGAGTACACGGAACCTCTATCCCGCAATAATCCAGTAGTATACGAGCATATTCTGCGGGAAGATAAGTCTGACCGACTTGTGTTGAACCCGTACCTCAAGTTTGATCCGACACTCCCCAGGTTTACTGAGATTGTCTGCCCTACAAAAGACTGTCCTTCAAAGCATGGGAAAAAGGCCGATGTTGTCGGGGTCAAGATAGATGGCAAAGACCTCATCTGGATGTATCAGTGTGCAAACTGCGATACTACGTGGAAGCAGAATGCCCGAGCAATATAGGTAAAACGAATCTGTAAAAAACAGATATTCTGCTCTGGAGAAAGATGGGTCACTGCTATTCTGTTCCAGTCGTTATACGACAGGTTGAACGTTATCAGATCCCATCAAGAAACTGGGAGCCAAGTTTCTACGAACCATGTAAACACTGCCGAGGAATCTGTTGGTGTGATGAAGGAAACGGTCTGGCTCATCCGTAATAATAGTTGCTGTAAAAGGCAACATTTTTGCCAAGAAAACTATGTCTTTCGACAAGAAAACTATGTCTTTCGACAAGAAAACTATGTCTTTCGACAAGAAAACTATGTCTTTCGACAAGAAAACTATGTCTTTCGACAAGAAAACTATGTCTTTCGAC